CCTTTTACTAGAAAAAGGATTGCATGTAGATGCATCTTTCAAGTTTCGTTATAGTGATATAAATGGTGAACCACAAGAGTTGTCTGGATCTAATATAGTAACTTCAATTTCTCACTATCAATACGAAGTTGCCAAAAATGATGAAAAAAGAAAAATATACATTCTAAAATCAAATTTCTTAGATACCGTATTTACTGATATGAGAGAAATCATGTCATATACCAATAGTTCACAATTTATCGATAATCGCACTAAAAAAGGTGATAATCTAAGATTACTATCACCTAGATAAAAAACCTTAAGGCAAAAAAAATACCGGAATTTTTTTTCCGGTATTTTTGGAACTAAAAGTCGATTTTGGTTTTACTCTTCTGCTAGTCTCTGAAAGTATGAGAGTGCATCATCGTTATCATCTGCTGCCACAGCGACTGGTTCTTTGACAACACTTACCTCTTCCTTGATCTGATCACGAGACTTGAGGGTAAGTTCCTCTTGCTCATCAAAAGTCTCAGGGTCGAGTGACTTTCTTGTGCTCGTTGGATTCAATACAGCGTTCATTCTCTTCTCCAAATCCTGATAGGACTTGAATTGATCTGCCTTTGTGAACTCCTCCAATGAAAATTGTCCTTTCCATATGGTTTCTAATGCATCATCGTCATCCAATAATGCCTCAGTCTTTGTGAACTCACTTGAATCGTAGTTTCTATATCCGGCAACGTTCTTTGCCTTCAACTTGAAGTTAGCACCCTGCCAGAAATCAAATGGATCAATTGCTTCCTCATCTTCAAACTCAGGTTGCATTGCTGCAGTTATCTTATCAAAGATCTTTTTACCGAACTTGTACAAGAATACTTTACCTTCGTTCTGTGGGTTAGCAGGATCCTTTACAACATATATGTTAGAAATATATGATAGTTTTCTCTTCTGCTTCCTTGCTTGGTCTTTATCATCGTCACTACCACTATTCCATAGTAGTCTATTGTACTCCGACACTGGATCTTTTTGACCTAGTGTGGTGAGGCTGTTCTCAATGTACCAACCTCCGGGACCTTGAAAAGCATGTGACCATACCTTTGCCCATGGAAGTTCTTCCCCGTCGGGTGCAGGAAGAAAACGGATTACAGCATAACCGTTACCTGCTTTGTCAACTTCTAGTTTCCAAAGACGCTCATCAGCACCATTAGTAGTGCCTTTGTTCATCTTTTCAATCTCACTTGTAAGTTTAGAAGTGAGACTGCCTAGTCTTGACTGTTTCTTTAGATTTGCGAATGACATTAGTTTGATTAGTTGGATTCGTCGGATTGAGTAGATTGGTGGATTAACACCTTGCATAAATCATACACAAGATTAATGTAACATACTATTTAGGTAATGTCAACTCATAATTTTGTCTCTTGTATTGCTTCTTTAACAATCTGTTTGAGTTCTCTTTTTTGCCTCGTAGAAAAAGAATCTGTACCAAATTTTTTGTCTATCCATTTCTTTCCGTACCAAAATACAAATAGACAACCGAGTAAAGGAATACCTTCACTCCACGGTAAATCCCATGCCCACTTAAAAAATTCCCACATTAGTCTTCTTCCTCCTCATCCTCCACTGGTTCTGGAGGCACCTGCAAAAACATAAAGACCTCTGACATCCACCACTCTTTCTCAAGGCGAATCCACTCTCTAATATCCTCAATTATTTTTTTCAATCCCTTTGCCTCCAGTCGTCAGACCTTTTGTTTCTAAACCAATCTGCTATGTCCCCTGCATCTGTAAAACCCCTTTTATGTCTCCTTGAATCGGGGTCTCCAATATTCAAGTACTTAAGAAAAGACGCTTCGTCCTCATTTCTACTCAATCTTCTTGCTGAAGCAAGCATACCTCTTGCTGATGTGTTTGCCTTTGCCAACTTTTCTGCCCAGATCATATCTTCAATCCCTACTTCTGTTCCTGCTGCGATAGATTTGCAGATGTCCACCAATCGTAGACGGTATGCTGTAGATAACATGTACTAATGTGTAATATTAGTATTATGTATGTAATTTGTCAGACAAATTCTCTAGTGTCTGTCTCATATTATTAAATATTGTGTTCATATTAACGTTTTTGAACCCCATTGCAGCAGAAGTCATCTGAATTTTATCTTTCATTTCTTTTGCTTCTGGGTCATCAGATAATGATAACCTTGTCCACATAACTTCCTGCTTATCAATAAGCGATATAAGTTTCTTCATATGATCTCTCTGCTCTTCGGCAGTCATCATTGGAAATCTCATGATGACTGCATAAAGGTCTTTCTGTGTCTCAAATATATCCTGCATTTCTTCTTGAATGATCTGTGATCTGAAGAATTTACTCATACAGTTGTTCCTTTAGGTAAGTTTTGTATTTAAATATATCAATATTTAGAAACGGTGAATACTTATGCATTTTCATACTAATTTTCTCCCATACAGGGTCAGTCAATGTCTTATCAAAGTTTTTCTTATATCCAAACACCTTATCTAAAATTATCATGTTCTCAATACTCAATTCATCTCTCAGATGGCACTTGAGTATGTGTGGGTGACCTTTACCTGTAAACCACTCTGCAAAAGGAACCTTACATAGTTCATCTATCTCTTGAGTAAACTTATAGTATAAACTCTGCTGTCTCTTCTGCCATGCTGAGTAGGTTGTGTCACCTGTCCTAGCGATCGTTCCTATCCAAAGACTCTGTGGGTCAGTTGACTCTACAAAATTAGCAACAAAAAATTGTTTGACTTCTTCATCAGGATACTTTCTCGATGTTTTTTCAAAAAAATATCTATCCTTTCTCTTATAAAATGAGTCTAGACTAGCGTTAGTCTTACCACCATACTGAAAGTAATCATACTTTTCTCTGGTGAAGTGACTCTTCATCGCAAGATATATTTTATAAGTGTCGAAAGGTGTCATTGATAGTCTTGACTTCAACATAAAAACCTATGGTGTGAAATTTTGCCGGAATTTTTTTTCCGGTATTTTTGAAACTAAAAGTCGATTTTGCTTTGGGGTACGACCTTTTTCACATCCGTTAGTTGTCTGTGTGCTCTGAACCATTTTGGATTGGCAGGGCACATATTACAGATAGAATGTGATTTGTTTTGACCATCTGCCATCTTATAGATGTCTTCGATGGGGGCATCTACACGAGTAGGTTTATACTTTAGATACTTCTGCCATTCAGAATCATCTATCTGCTGTGTAGATTGAAGTGTTTCTCTCAGATAAGCTATACTAGCACACTTCCATAGATGTCCATTATATATTTGCATTTGAGGACATGTGCAGTAATTCCAACTACTTTCTATATCATTCTCTTCATAAGTATGAAATTTATTATCCTCCCATCTCAACATATCAAACCACTTTTCGTTCCAAGGTTCACTGATCTCTAATGTAGATTCAAGATCAACTTTATCCTCTGCATACTCAATAAAATCATGCACATTCTTGTAATTGAGTTTACCCTTGGGACTGAAAGGACTAACATGCATACTCAGACGTAGAATAGTGCCACGTCTCATGTGTTCTATAATCCAGTCATGATTCTTATGGAGTAAGATTGCATTAGAAAATAATTTGATTCTACAATCTACTAACTCTTCAATCTTTGTAAGAATTTCTTCGCATCGTGGTTCAAGTAAAGGTTCACCACCTAATAGACTGATGTGACTCCAGATATGTATTCTTGGAAGAATATTATCCAGATCATTTAGCATTTGATCAACGTTGACTGAACTACCTACTGCAAGCACACTACTATTATGATTGCATCCCTTACATGCTAGGTTGCATCCATTGTGAGCGTGTACATTGACTGCTCTAAAGGTTGGTTTGTCTGATGTAGAAACAGAACCAAAGTTTTCTTTGTAAAATCTAGTAAACTGCCTCATTCCAAATCTTGTATAGAATGTGATCGTTGTTTAGTTCGTGGATCGCAGGGTCTTGATGGAAGGAACAAATAGAATATTCTGGTTGAAATTTTAGATATGGTATCATATTATTCTCCCAATAGTGTTCCGGTTTAGATCCCTCTCTGTAAGAATAAAAAACATCTGGTAGTAATTCAAAATCAGTAAGATGATTTTGACTAATATAATCATCTATACCTGTATACATTCTAACATACTTCTTCCAATTTGGTACATACT